AAATATATCAGACCGTATCGTTTTGTATATAGTAGGATCATCCATACTTTTTAATATTGGTCCTTTTTTAGAAAAAACAATCAAAAAACGATCTATTTGATATTCTTTTTTCATTTTTTCTTTCCATATTTGAATACACTGGTCCAAAACACCGTTACAAGATTCACACATATGATAAAAACTTTTTTGAGGTGTTTGCGATTCTACTATCTTATCTAATTCTTCTTCCATTTTTCTCGTATAGTCATAATTGAATAAATCAGAAAAATAAAAATATAATAATTGTATTATTTCTTTACCTAAGTCTTGAATACACAATTTTTGTTTCCATTCACCATAAGAAATCATTATTTCTTTTTCTTGAATTTGTTCTTTTTCTAATACTAAATCCATTCCTTTACGAGTTTTTCCTTTAAAAGATTCTTTTTTTATGTAATTACGTTCTTGAAGTGTATTCACTAAGAGAGCATAGGTGGATGGACGACCTATTCCAATACTTTCCATTTTGGATATTAAAGAAGCTTCGGTATAATGACGTTCTTTGTTTTCTATTTTTAAATGACCAAGAATTTTCGTATATTGAAATTCTTTTTCATTCAAACTTTTTAAATAAGTTAAATCCATATTAGGAGTTTTTAAGGAATGAGAATTCATTATTTTCCAACCTAGAAACACAGTTTCTTCTTTTTCGCTTTCATAAAAACAATTATTTGGTGCAGAAATACGTATTGGTGTTATATTACATTGATAATCTTTCATACAACTTTGTATGGTTCGTTTCCAAATCAAATGATATAATGTTTTTACACTTTCTTCCATATGATCTTCTGTAATAGATAAATTTGTTACTCGTATTGCTTCATGGGCATTCTTATTTTCTTCTATTCTGTTTTCATTTGTATAAAACGTTTCACCATATTTCAAGCTAATCCATGTTTGAATATCTACTATAAACTGGGAAGAATATTTTTTACTTTCTGTACGCATATATGTAATATACCCGTCTTGATATAACAATTGTAAGAAATTCATTGTTTTCGTTGGACACATGTGTAATTGTGTACTAGCCGTTTGTAATAAAGAACTTGTATTAAAAGGCTGTGGTGAGGATTCATTTCTCATAAATGATTTTTCTATTTTTAATTTCGACGGAAATATTTTTGATTTTTCTAGAAATTCCTTTATTTTTTCTTTTTCGGTTTCCGGAAACGTTTTGTTTAACGTTCCTGTAAGTAAAAAAGGTGAATGAGAGAAAGTACCTGTTACTTCATAATAAAAACAATCTTGTTTACAAGTAGAAACATCTAAATCCCATAATAAGCGTAAAATAGGCGTTTGACAACGACCGGCTGATAAATTTTTTTCTGAAACAACAAACTGTGTCAATAATGGACTTATTTTAAATCCGATCAATCTATCTAAAACTTGTCTTGTTTGTTGTGCTATAACAATATTCATTCTGATATGTATAGGTGATAAGATTGCTTTTTTTAAAGCTGTTTCGGTTACTTCATGAAAAAGAATACGTTTTGTCGTTTCTAATGGAAGATCAAATAATTCACAAATATGCCATCCAATTGCTTCTCCTTCTCTATCATCATCTGTAGCAATGTAAATATTTTCTTTTTTAAAATATTCTACTATGTTTCTCATATCTTTTACATGTTCACTACGTTCTTCTATGATTTTGTATTCTATTTCATATTTTTTTGAAACTTTTGAAATTTCTCTTAAATGACCTTTAGAAGCAATACATTTATATTGAAATCCTAAAAAGGTTTCTATTTTAGCACATTTAGACGGAGACTCTACAATCACCAAATAAGGAGTATTTAAAATATTTACTTTACTGGGTTGCATCTTCTTTTTTTTGCGTTCCATCCATGACATTCTTTTCTTGTTTTAATAAGATTCTTTACTTTTAATATCTCTTAGTAAAATATAAAATGTCCGAAACGACTACAGAAACGTTAGATACAAAAACATACGAATGGTCTGATAGAATTGAACATATTTTAGATATGGTTCGTCTGAATTGCGTTCATTTAAGCGAGTATCATAATTACAAGTATCAATTGTATAAAAATAGATTATCTTATTTTCGTGTACCCTTGATTGTTCTAAGTGCTGTGAATGCTTATATTGCCATTGGATTAAACACTTATGTTAAACAATCGGTTATTTCTACTACAAATGGTGTGATTTCATTATTTTGTGGTATCATTACTAGTATTGAATTATTTTTAAATATTCAAAAACGAATGGAAAATGAACTTTTGTCTCACAAACAATTTTATTTATTGAGTGTACAAATTTTTAAAATCATTTCTATTGACCGATCTAAGAGAAAGATGGATGGAAAAACCTTTTTAGATAATCAATTTAGTGAATATGAAAAACTCATTCAAAATAGTTATGAAATGGATTCTGATTTTAAAGGAGATCTTCTTACACAACCAGATCCACTTATTTATGATGTTACAAATGACTCTAAGACAAGAAGTGGAAGTATTCAATATATTGTAGATCAATTAAGTAATTTTTATAATCCAAAAATTCATCAATTAAGAAAACGTAATAAATCAGCCTTAAAAAAATACAAAGATGTTTTACTTCAAGATAACAAAAATGATATGAATGTTACTGTAACACCAGAACCTATTGTTGAGGAGCCAGTTTCTACACAGAATGTATTGAATGAAAGTGCTTTACAAAAAACGTGTATTTCTGGTGATCCAATGAAATATTATGTAAATCCTTTTTTTAATTCTAGACCATATGATAGTGTAAAGAAAGAAGATGAAACATCTGCGAAACTACAAACCATTCAGAAACAACGAGCAAAAATTATTGAATTAATTGAACAAGAAAAGGATGTTTCTAATAAGGTTACAGAAGATCCTAAGATTATGGAAGGTGAAAATAATGTTTGAGAAAGAGAATAAAAACAAATCAAATTATAATATCATCCTTCATGATTGCTCCTTGGCAAGAAACAAAATGGATTGTATTATCTTCATGCTTGTTTCTTATTCCTAGTTGGTATGCCTTTCAAAATCATTTATATGGAAATGCTTGGTTGTTATTGACTATGTCTCTTATATCTGCAAATTATTGGAGAAATGCGAGAATATCATGGAGACGAACAATCGATTTGATCTTTTCAAAATTAATGACCATTCTTTTTGTGACGAAAGCGTTTTTTTATATAAATACACTTTGTAGCCAAGTTGTTTGTATTGTATCTGCTACGGGAGTCGTATACTTTTACTATTATTCTTGTACTTTTCATTCAGAAAAGAAAGAATGCTGGGTTCAATATCATGTTTTATTTCACTGTTTTATGACTGTTGAAATGTGGTTGGTAGTTTGCCATAGTATTTCTTCCAAATGATACGTATTTTCTTCTAATACAAAAAGAAAATACTACAATGATAAGAGATGTTTACTGTTTAATATTACATAAAGACAAATAACATGTTTGAACTATCAAAACGAAATGAAAAAAAATATGTGAAAAACCATAAAATGGTTCTATCATGACAATCATAGCTGCCAACACACTAACATAAAACGTACTTAGGAAAAGAGTTATTGTATTATTATAAGAAACCAGTATGGTATCAATGACACAAGGAATAATGACCAATATATTATTGGTAGATAAAAAGTTGACTTGTTCAACTGATTTCGTATTGTATATACAATTATGTTGTTTGGTTTGGTAAGTATAAAGAAGAGACAATACATAACCTATTGTATGAATGAAAAAAGATAACAGGATTTCTGTATTTGATTTATGGTAATATCCGGTTAAGACACACAAAAAACCACGTAAATGAATAGAACCAATATCCATCAAATAATAATACATTACTGAATCGGATGTATACTCAAAATGATTTTGTTCTTTTAATTGTCTAGCACAACTATTATGATACTTATAACTCACCATAGATAATAACAATAAACCAGTCATATCAAACACATTTTGTTCTTGAGGGAAAAATGAATATATGTAACCACCTGCTATGATATTAAGAAACATTGTATAAGAAACAGCTGTCTGTGTTTTCCAATCTATTTTTGAAATGCTTTTCACAATACTTTTACATGCAACTCTACATAATAACATACACCAATATATATTCAATAAAAACATACCATGTGAACCAATAAAATAAAAGAAATTATATTTGTATTTCAACATATTCATATGTAAGGTTTCATTTACTATGACATTGCAAAAATAATCATATATTCGGAATTTGAAAAAACTGGCGAAAAACAAAATATCGTTTATATGTTTTATACGTTTCTTTACCAAATTTGTATCCAAATAAAAACGAAACACATAAAAGAATGTCGATAATTCGGTTTTATATAAAGTAAGGATGACAAAAAAATCGTCTTCTGGATTTACCTTCATTACATATTTATATACAATTAAGATGATTCCAAATAAATGATGTATTTTGATATCTCGCTGTGCAAAATACAAATCTCCACAAAAATGAATAAAAATGATTGGTATCATATATTGCAAACAGTTGGGATTTACATAATAATAACACCATAGATTTATTCCGACTCCAGATGAAACGATTAAATTAGCAATATTTTGATAGTCCACTAACCTCATCTTGTGTTAGAAAAACTTACCAAATCGTCTCTATATTTATTTTCTTAATCATTGAGGTATACATGAATAGAATATAATAATGTATCAGTGAATTCAAAAAAGAAATTGATACAAGAGAAAAGAGACCATTCTTTTTCTTTTTCTATTTCCATTTCCATAGGGTCTCTCAAAAATGGGTAGTACATCTTCCTATTATTTCCGAGACCATCTTTAAGTTTTTTTTTGAGTTTTCTATTTTTTTTTGATAAAAATTGATTTTGTAAAATAAAAAACTTATACGATTCATTTTATTACCAATTACAAATGAATATTTGTCATATTCATGACCGCGATTATACATCTTGGAATTATTCTACAGATGAAGGGACTTGTCAACCTACTATAAACCCTCTGGAATATAAACTTTTTCATGGAGACGTTTTTCGTTATCACCCAAATTATATAGAAATGATTTCTTCGGCTGTTAAAGAAACAAAAAATATTCCTGGGATTCTCGTTCTTGAAAACAACAAAACATATGGACGTACTGCGAATAAAAAACGACTGTTGTATAAGTGTAAACCAAATGATCCATTACTTCCACATTTTCTCATACCATATGATATTACGATTGGATTTAATAAAAACTTTAAAAATAAATTTATTACTTTTCATTTTATAGATTGGGAACATAAGCACCCAGAAGGAATGATTAACCAAAATCTTGGAGATGTGGATAATTTAAATGCTTTTTATGAATATCAGCTTTATTGTAAAAAATTACACAATCCTATTACACGTTCTATACAATATTGTAAAGATAAATTACGAAACTATTCCAATTCTCATTTTTATGATATGATTCAAAATTCACCAGAAAGATTTGGAAAGATCCTTCCTAATTCCGATTCGTATATTTTTACTATTGATCCAGAGGATTGTGTAGATCGGGATGATGCTCTTTCTATAGAGAAAACAGAAAACGGACATATTGTATCTGTGTATATTTCAAATGTATGGGTTTGGTTAGAAGCGTTAGATATATGGGATACTATTGGAAAACGAATTTCAACTATTTATCTACCCGATAAAAAACGATCTATGCTACCACTACAAATAGGAGAAGAATTATGTAGTTTGGATGAAAAGAAATCTTGTTTTGCATTCTGTATGCGTTTTTCCGTTGTAAATGGAATAGTCACAGTCAAAGAACTTCCATTTCAATGTTCCATAACCGTTTCTAAAAGTTTTTCATATGAATCTTCCAAATTATTACAAAATCAAAAGTATCAAGAATTGTTTCATGTGTCTCAAGGATTAGACTCAACGATTATAGATAGTCATCAAGTCGTTTCTTATTGGATGACACAAATGAATGCCGCTGTTGCAAAAGAAATGCGATGTAGAAAAATAGGTATCTTTCGTTGTGTGGCTTCTAAAAAAACATCTTCTTCCTTAGATCCTTTTATTCGTCTTTGGGAACAACAGATGTCTGGACAATATAAAGTCTATGAATCCGAATTAAATCACGAAACGTTACAGATGTCAGAATATGTACATTTTACTTCACCTATAAGAAGAATGGTAGATCTTTTAAATCAAATGATTTGGGTTCAGGTAATCTTGTCAGAAAAATCTAACCAATTTTTAGAATCTCAACTTCAACAATTGGATGTATTAAATCTTTCTATGAAAAATATACGAAAAGTTCAAACAGATTGCGAAATACTTTATCAAGTATCGACTTATCCAGAAAAATGGTTGGAAAAAGATCATGATGGAACCATTATATCAAAAGAAGAGAATTTCTCAAAAGAAGACAATCTATATTGGATATATGTGAAAGAATTAAAATACTTTGTCAGAGTGAAAAATGAAAAGGATTTACATTTATATTCAGATGTGAAATGTAAATTGTTTTTGATTGATAAGGAAGATCAAGTGATAAAAAAAGTACGAATTGTTTTGCAAGAAACGTAAAAAATTACCATTGTGGACGATGATGGTGTGGATTTGATATTCCATCTTGAATTTGATTAAGTACATCTCTTAATTCATAGCTTTTCTTATGATTTTTCTTATATGCATCAGAACCATCTTTAATACTTTTTGTCATTAAAGGAGAACCTATATACGTGGTTATAAATCTCAATAAAAAAGTCAATATAGTAGATGTGTTTTTATCTTGATTCGTATAATCTATTCCTCTATACATTGTTTGTCTATTATTTTCATCCGTATCAAAAATTTGCCTGATTCTTTCATCATCAACATACTTACGATTATCTACTGGAAGTAATTTCTGTTCTTGTAAGGGTACTATAATACCATAGAAAGCATAAATCATACAAAATTGATTTGTACTAACTAATTGCCAATCTAAAGTATAAGAATTGGTATATTTTAAATCTTTTTTACCGTGCCAACCAGTTGATGATACAATTTCATTTTTATCTGGTGGACTATCTGGTGTCTTGAAATACCAATGATTGGGATAATGTTCACGAGGAGCTGGATTTTTTACTTTGATGATAACAAAAGTATCTTTTGACAAATCAAATTTTGTGTCTTTGCCATTTACATCTACTATTTTGTTTTTTTCGTTAAAGTAAGAGAATTCATAAAAATTATATTTCTTTGTCATATTTTCTTTTTGTTGTTCACGAATCCAATTACGAATAAAAGCACCTGCAAAAGAAGAAATTATTTCACTATTAGATACAAGTTTAGAAGTAGCTTGAAAAGAAAATGGATTGGTTGAAAAAGAGGGTTTACCTAAAAAATACTTATTCATATTCACACTATTTCGTGTTTTTCTTGTTCCATTCGAAGGGGAAGCTACAAAAGATTGTGGTTGAGAACTACTTGATTTAAAACTTTTAGTAGATAGTGACTTTGTTCTACCCATGAATATATAATGATGCTACATTTTTCAATGGTGTAAATATATATAAATATTTCAAAAACTAGTTAAAAGATATTTAATTCCTTTAAAAATAAATGGAGAATTACATATACATACACGTTTGTTGCATAAATAACTGGAAACAAATTTTTACCAAATTACTTATTGATATTAAAAACAGTGGACTTTATGATAAAGTAATAAAGATAAAATGTAACGTTTTAAGTGAATCTTCAAATATAGATTTAGAATTTTTTAGTGATGAGAAGATTGAAATAATTGGAATAAATAATATTAATGCTCGTGAACCTTCAACGTTAAATTTAATGTATAAACATGCATTTAACGAGGATTTTAATGTTTTGTACATTCATACCAAAGGTGTTACACATAACAATGCCAATCAATGCGTTACGGATTGGGTGACCTATCTTAGTTATTTTAACATTTATAAGCATCAGATTTGTATAGAACAACTGAAAACATATGATACAGTAGGTGTTAATTTACAGGAAAAACCTAATCTACATTATTCTGGTAATTTTTGGTGGTCTACATCTCAATATATACGGAAGTTACAGGAATGTAAACACACAATTTATAATAGTCCAGAGTTTTGGCTTACAGAAAACAAAAATGGGATGTATTTATCTTTATGGAATTCAAATATTAATCATTACAATGAACGTTATGAAGAACACCAATATAAGAACAAACCCATCTATTTAGATACAAAAACCAGAAAAATAATAGACTGTTTTACGTTTTATAATGAGTTGGAACTATTAACTTATAGATTAAACATATTCGACGATATTGTTGATTTTTTTATTCTTGTCGAAGCCACTCTTACTTTTAGTGGTAAAGAGAAACCTCTTTTTTATAATGAAAACAAACATTTATTTACAAAATTCCATGACAAAATAATCCACATTATTGTGGATGATTTACCACATACATATCCAACTATTAAAATAAATGAAAATATGAATATTGGAGAACAATGGAAAAATGAAAAGTATCAAAGAAATTGTATTTCGCGCGGTTTACAAAAAATAAACATAAAAAACGAAGACGTTATTGTAGTGGCAGATTTGGATGAATTCCCAGATCCCAAAATTCTAGTTGGCTTAAAACAAAACATGTTTAATGTGGAGATTGCTGCATTTGAAATGGATATGTATTATTATAATTTGAATACAAAATTGTTAATGAATTGGCATCATTGTAAGATGATAACGTATAAAAAATATAAGGAATTAAATATTTCTTGTGAAGAAGTTCGTTTTTCTAATAACATCCCTGTAATTAAAAATGGTGGATGGCATCTGTCTTATTTTGGGGATAGTAAGTTTATTAAAAACAAAATAGAAACATTTTCACATCAAGAATTTAATAATGATCATTTTACTTCTTTGAAAAAAATAGAACACCATATTCAAAATTTTTCTGATTTGTTTGATAGAGATGGTACTAAACTTTTAAAAATTCCTACGCAAGAAAACAATTATTTACCTCCAGAATATGAAACATATTTAAAGAATTTTTTTGTTTTGCAAAAACCGCAAGAAGCAGTTGAAGATAAACAAAAAGCAAAAGAATCAGTAGAAGGAATCATTCTTATCCTTAGTTGTCAAAAACATAAAAATACACGATTAAAAGAATTTAGTTTACCTAAAAAATATTATTCTAATTGGAAAGTGATATATGTGATTGGTGATTTTTTTTTAGATAAAAAGTATACTCTTGAAAACGAGTTACTTACAGTGAGATGCGAAGATTCTTATCTTCATTTATTGAAAAAATTCGGTTTATGTATGAAATATTTATATGAGAATTTCGAGATCAAACAGGGAATTTTGCGTTCAGGAGACGATCTCATATTTAATGAATCTAATCTTGAACAATTTTTGAACAGTAAGAATAAACATGATTTCTATGGTTCAAGTCCTACTGGTATGAGTAATTTAGTTCCAACTGCAGATTCATTCTATCCAATTAGAGAAGATTTTTTTATGGTGGAATATTATCGTCATCATCCTGAAGATTTTGATAATCCTCAACATAATTTGAAAGGAGTTGATGTGTCAACTTATGTAAGGCGACCTAAAATACCAATCGGTCCTGCTGGTGTACTATACTATATTTCTAATAAATCATGTCATATAATTATTGACCATTTACAAAAGTTTGATTTTGATATTTACCAGTTTAATGAAGGATTTCTATCTTATCCATACCTCATTGAAGATACCGGAGTAAGTTTTATTTTATATTTGAACAATATAGGGTTTCTTCATAGTAATACAATCTATTCTGATAATATTAATCATTTCAATAACGTAATGGCTATTCACACCAACAAATATAAGTATTAGTATATGGGAAAGTTTTCTCAAACATTACGTAAATATTCAAATCCGGAAAAAGCACAAAAAATGGCACATCAGTATTTAGGTAAAACGGCAAAAATATATCCAGGTACGTCCTCACAAAAAAAATATAAAATTTTTGATCCTTTAAAGCAAACTTGGGTTCATTTTGGGCAATTGGGATATTCTGATTTTACAAAACATAAAGATAAAAAAAGAAGACAATCTTATTTGAACCGTTCCAAACATATTCGTGGAAATTGGGAAAAAAATAAATACTCTCCTAATAATTTAAGTCGTAATATTTTATGGTGAAAGAGCTTAAAATTATCTTTTGATAAATGTATAAATGTTTCTTATCCTAACCTTTTTCTTACCATTTCTAAATGCATTGACACATGATTGGTATGTAATTGGTCAAACGAATCAATTTCTTTCTAATCAACCGTATAAAATTCTTATTAAAGATACACCTATCTCTATTTGGAAAGATGATAATAATTGTTTTTCTGCAGTTTCTGATATTTGTCCGCATCGTGGTGCTTCAATTGCAAGAGGACGCATTGATAAAAAAACAGAATGTATTGTTTGCCCTTATCATACCTTTAAATACAACGATAAAGGACGACTTTCCCAAGTTCCTGGAATCAATCAAAATAGACTCAATCAAAGTTTTAATTTGAAGACGGACATTCCTCATTATGAAATAACACATAAAAAAGGATGGGTGTATTTAAGAAACACACCATTATATGAAATATCACCCTATCATAATGTCATTGACAAAAGTACCATTTGGATTGAACCTGAAGCATTTGATGAACAAATGAAATGTGTTTTTCTTACAAAAACATTTGCTACCGATGGAATGTCATTGACTGAAAACTCTTTAGACATTCTTCATATCTCAGAAGTTCATACTTTTGGTAATAAAAAAAAACCTCTTCCTGTACAAGAAAAATATGAAAGAATCGATGAAGGACATATGAAAGTGACTTATGAATATGAAACAAGTCCTACCTCTTTAGCATATAAATGTTTTGGGGAAAAAAAGTTGATTGTTGAGAATGAATATATTTTGCCACATACAACTGTTGCTAGAGTCCGATTTGGGAA